TAGCAGTCCTACCTCCTCCAGTTCCCGTTTCTCCTGATTGACTTACAGTATTCACCCATGAACCAGAGATGGTACCTGATCCACCACCTCCTGCTCCACCAGTACAGTTACCGTTTCCATCACCACCGGCACCGCCGCCGCCATAATATCCAGCGCCACCACCACCGCCACGGTTTCCTTGACCAGATCCAGAACCATCACCACGACCACCATTTCTCACATTAGAACCATTATTCCAACTTGATCCACTTTGCGCTCCGCTGCCTCCTCCACTACTAGTTCCACCACTAGCATTATTTGGTCCAGTTCCAGAACTACCATTACCGTTGCCACCTCCGGCACCACCTTGACCGTTTTGACCAGCACCACCACCACCGCCAGCAATTAATATATTTCCAGAATACTTAATAGCGGATAATCCTCCACCAGCGCCTGCACCATATCCTGCGGACCCAGATGGAGAACCAGATGAAGATCCACCAACATATACATCTACAGTTCCACCTGATACTGGTATTGTACCTTCAATGTGACCACCACTACCGCCACTAAAACTATTAGACGGACATTCACCAACTCCTGCTCCACCAGCACCCCATAACTTTGCAGTCATTGTTGTAGCATTTGCTGGTACATTAACTGAATAAGTTTCATTATCACCACCCGTGCTCACATACGCAGAAGAAGTAATACCTTCAAATACTACCTTTGCATCTTCTCCAGGATCACCAGCATCTTCCCTATCTGGATGTGAAGAACCTGAAGAAAATGCACCAGTAAATCCATTAGATACGGAAGAATGAACATAACCTGAACCACCACCGCCGCCGCTACCAGCACGGGTAGCATCACCAAAATCATTACCACCTGCTCCACCACCACCGCCATAGTATCCAGCACCGCCTCCACCACCCCCAGCAGCGTTATTGCCACCAAAACCTGTTGCTGCATTACCACCATTGCCACCTTGTAATGCTGCGCCACCAGAACCATTGGCACTTACTGATACAGTCTGAGAGGTGGTTTCATTTCTTCCACCAGTACAAACAATGGTGTGGTATTTAACGTTGACCTGTGTATTATTATCATTTCTATACCACCTGACTCTGAAACTATTATTACTCTTATTATCAACTACAGCATAAAATCCTTGAGGTTGATATGTTCCATTTGATTGATAGTTTAAATCCATACTCATATTACTAGCAGACACTGAATAAGAGTTGTTAGCATAAGACTCATTCACGGTCCAAATATATTCAAAGGTATTCTGATGAACACAACTAGCTTGACTACCTGAACTAATATCAAAAGTAGTATTCACACCACCACTTCTTTCATGAAGCAAACCTGCCTCTGTTCGTGAACTTGAATTATATGATGTGGTAGTCTTAGTAAAACTACTATCAGCAGTTCCAGCACCACCAGCACCACTTTGTGTTCCTCCACCACCACCTTGTGAGTTTATCTGACTCTGATTCGCAATGCCGCCATTAACACCTGTATTTCCTCCACCATCACCACCATTTGTTGATGAACTTCCACCAATTGATCCTACTCCACCACCACCTCCACCAGCAATCAGTCTGGCAGTAGATTGATTGATTGTTGATGATGAAAAAATGCCTGCTAATCCACCACCACCACAAGCAGCATTTGTTCCAGAACCCGATCCACTACCAGCATTACTAGTGCCGTAGTTCAAACGTATATGAAGTTGATCACCTTGAGTTAAATTAAAAGTTCCATAGCTATGTCCACCTAAAGATCCATTAGTTGCACATCTGCCGCCTTGACCCCATAGATATGCCTTTAACTTTACGTCTGTAGCAGCAGTATATGTGTATGATGTTGATGTATTTGCATCAAATATCAGATTTCCATCACTACCAAAATCGTGGAATGTAGAACCACCTTGCCCATCATCTACTCCACCAACTCCAGTTGAAGTTGAACCTTGAATATAAACTGACTGTGTTGTTTCAATTACATTCGATGTATGTGAAGTCTCTCTAATATCAATAACGAATCCTTCACCTTCTTCAACAACACCATCCGCAGCAATTGCTTTAGTGAAAGAACCACTATCATTATTGATAGTAAATGTTCCTGTTAAGGAATTATCTACAAAATCCGACGCTGTTATTGTACCAAGATTTCCTCTAATAGTGTAATAAAGAACTGTCCCATTTTCAAAACCATCGGTCGTAACAGTGACAGTAATTACATTACCTTCAGTTAGATTTCTGGGGGCAATAGTGGTCTCTACAGTTCTCTGTTTTGATCCAAGAAAACCATATCCAACAGCGTTAATTGATGAATTTGTTCCAAATACCGGCATTATCCAGCACCAAAATTACTCAAAGTTCCTAAAACTGTATAATTTGAAGCGTTATTTTTAATAATTGCAAATGTATATACGTTTACTGCGTTTGTAAATCCAGAAGATGGTGAAGTTGAGTTTATCCATTTAACCTCAACTTGTTTATCATCAATTTTAAATCCAGTTGTAGTTGGGTTTGACATAACATATGCACTGGAACCCATTGGGATAAGTATGGTTACAACTATACTTCTTTGTGTGGGTATACCTTTTAAGTTTTTTATATTAAATGCAAAATTACCAGTCGAATTTTTAGTGTAATTATGAAGAGATCCTTTATTTACATCAATGATTATATCTTCGTAGGCTGCACCATCATAAACACATATTTTTTCATAAATCTCTTTTACATTTGCAGATGATTCTAAATTCAAACCACCTTCAAAATTAGCATTCTCGTAAAAGAATGCTTTTGATCCAAATGTTTGTTCTCCGTCGTAATATGTGTCTGCCATTTTAGAAATCTATTACGTCTGATGGGTTGATTGGTACATTATCTAAAGCATCTTGTAATACTTCATCAACAGAATCGCCAAATGCTGCCTGAGCTGCTTGACTTAAATTGGATCCTGGATCAGCAATACCAAGTAGATCTGAAGCAGCACCAACAGGATTACCTAATACTTCACCTGCCGTACCGACTAATGATCCTGGTATTACGCCTCCACTAACAACTTGCCCAGCAACATTTGATAAGATTGCTCCAGGTTGAAGACCACCACTTAATATATTTGCTGCACCAGTTGCAGCACCAATAATTCCACTTCCTCCAGAGACAGCACCTAATGCATTAGTTGCAGCAGATGCTAAACCACCACTTGCAAGATCTGTTACTGCACTTGCTCCCATATCAGTAGCAACATTTGCTGCTGCAGCTGCAATACCACCAAGAGGACCACCGGTAACAGCAGCAAGTCCTGCTGCAGTATTAAATAAACTTTCTGCACGAAGACCTAATCCAGATCTGCCAATTAAATTCTCTTGATATCCACATATAGCGTGCCAATTAGGTCTCTTGGTTGTTTCAGTGAATTTACAATATCCTTTTTTACCTGGTCCAAGTTCTAAAATATTTTTTGCTTGGATCTTAATATTGTTTCCTGCTTTAATTGTAATATCTTCTTTTGCCTCCATATGGATGTTTCTGCCTTTTATACAGACATCACCATTCTCTAAAGCATTAATAACAATACTTCCATGCAATCCTGTTATAAAAATATCAACACTTCCTTCTGGATTTTTATGTCCACCTACAACTTCAATAGTTCTATCACCATAAACGTGAGTGATACCACCTTCTGTCATTCCAATAACTGATTTATCACCAGTTTCGGTATTTGCATACAAATTATAAACATCAGAACCATTCTGACCCATCTGAGGGTTTCCAGTATCCAATCTTACATTTGGACTAAAACTCTCTAGTGACCTCTTATGGAATTTTGTTTTCGGTTCTTCTTGTGCCATAAAATATCTACCCTTTCAATATTTATTAGTATCCACCATATCCACCACTACCGCCACCACCACTTGGAGGTGTTGGGGGTGAAGGAGTCGGTGTTGGCGTAGGTGTTGGCGTAGGTGTTGTTGATGTTCCACCACCTCCACCTGATGTAGTTGGTGGAGGTGTAGACGATGGTGGTGGTGTTGATGATGTAGTTGTTGATGGTGTGGCGCTACTGCTACTTGTAGTAGTGACAGTTTCTGAAATTTGTTGAGTCACCTGTGTAACTGTTCCTACTGATGTGGATGCAGAAACAACACTTTCTTCTCTAGTATCGTAGATATATTGGTGAGGTCTGTTTACGTGAACAGATCCAACCATTTTTCTACCATTTGATGGATGTACGTGGAATGGACCGTAATATGGTTTACCATTAACATAACCTATAAGACCGTCATCATTAGAAATACAATCAATAACTTGTTTGACCTCGCCTTGTGGTTCCTCAGGTCTTCTAGTAAATCTAGGTTTAATAATAGCACCAAAACCAGATAATGTTGAAATTTGTATCTCAACTTCTCTATCTACAGATGGGAATATACGATCTGATGTACTTACATTATCATCTGTATTACCCGCAGGGATAATATTAGTAATACTACCATTATCATCTACTGCAATTGTATATGTATTTCCTAAATTATCAGATGCTATATCATCTGAAGAATAATTATTACCAGGACTATAAATTGTAGTTGGTTTTTGAGGATCAATAATAACATCTGTCGGATTATCAACAGATGGTGTGTAATTTTCTCCAGTAGATACTAAAACAATATCGGTTATTTGCTGATAAGATGTTGAATTTGGATCTCTATCTATAATAGCTCTTGCTACTCCACCAAATCCTTGATCACACTCATCAACAATCTCAACAAATGGTGGAGTCGTATATCCACCACCACCATTTACAAGGTCTACACCAAGAAGACTACCAGTTACACCACGGTCTGCATTTGCAAGATTGATAATTGCATTTGCAACTCCACCAATACCTTTTCCACCAAAGATTTTAATTTTAGTTCCACCACATCCACCAAGTTCTGGTGGTCCAGCATAACAATTACCAAGAACACTTTCAAATCCAGGAACAGATACACTTGGATTTGCAAAATCAAATATACCAAGAGAACCTGTAAGTCCTGCAATATCTTGAACAGCGTCAATAACACCAAATCCTCTTTCTGCAAATTCTCTTGCTTTGTTTGCAGTTTCTAAAATCTGACTTACTGGTGTTCCTGATCCTTCTTTACTACCAACACCAATAGTCCACTCATTTGATGCCAGGGCATAATCTGCTGGTGCTTCATTACAATCAAGTGCGCTCACAACATTTTGGAAAGCATCAACTGCACTTGTTAAGAAACCAAACGGACTAAAACCACCAAGAATTTTTCCAACACCTCCTAAAAGTGGTTGTAAAGCTTTTGTGATTCCACCAATGATCGTGTTCATTATTGCACCAACACCTTGATCAGCAATACAACTAACAAAGTTTGTTACATTATCGGCAACATTTTGTAAGAGACCTTTGATCATTCCGCCGATACCACCAATCACGGAGTTAGCAATACAAGGTAGGGCATCTGATATTGCTTTTACTGGACTGATAAAAGATGCTTGTGCGGCAATACCTGCAATATCTGCTGCTTTACTACTACCAGTTGCAGCAAGAACCGTGGCATACACACCTTTATAAAGAACATCAAGACCTTTATTCATATTCTCACCCATAGACTCAGACAATGCTGCGGTCATATTATGAATCATTCCAGTAGCACCAGATTGTATGCTTTTTGTTATTGCATCAATTCTCTCATTAATTTGTTGTGTAATATTACCAATACCATCGGTAATTCCCTTTGTGATTTCTTGTACAGAATTGACAAAATTTTCAATATCAGTTTTTATGTCATCGATTTCAGAACTAACTTTGGCAGTTGCCATCGTAACTTTCTGCCCAATAGCACCAAATGCTGAAATTTCTTTGGTTGTAGGATCTTCATCTGGACCACCACCCTGCCCATTTAGTTTATCAGCAATTTTATTGGAAACTGTTCTTGGTGATTTTTGAGAATCTGAATTTTGTTCATTGGATTCATTACCAACAATAGCACTAGATTTCTTTATAGGACCTGCATATCCAGTAAAGGGTTGAAATGGTGCTGAATATGGTCCAGAGTAAGATACTGCCTTTGTTCTTCCAAATACACCTAATATACAAGGTAGTTGTGCATTATCTCCATCTAAAAAGAAACCAAATACTGTATCTGCTTGTTCAAGTTTTGGAGTTTTTGCTCTATTACAAGCACCAGATCCATCAGTTACTCCAAGAAGAACTTGCGCCCAGGGTAAATCCTCATTAGGAAGTTCTGTTTCAGAGTATGGGTGATATCCCATAATACGAACTTTAACTCTATTTCCCCATCCTCCACCATCAGCCTGATCTTGCCAAGATTCTACAGGTGCAATTTGACCGATCCACCAACGAAATCCGTCTCTTCCTACAAAATTAGTTTTAAATAAAGATTCTTCTAACATTAGACTTTATTATTTGGTTTGATCTGCCCAAAAGTATCCCTCACTAACATCATTGCAGTGTAAGATCCTTCACTATCAAAATGATGACATAGTTCCTTAATCATATATAGACCACTTTCTGAAGGATCTGGATCTTCTTTTCCAGTAGATACTTGTCTAAATTCACATTCTATCACGTCACCTGCTTTTAACTGTGTGTTAAGAGGTACAGTCATTTGAACTTTTTGAACAAAAAGACTGCTATATCGATATATTGCCTGAGATTGATACTTAAAAGGATCTGCATTTTCTGTAGTATCTACATTCTGTTCTAAAGTTCCCCTATCAATAAATCCAGTCATCATTCTGGTGGGAACTTCACTTAATGTCTTATCAGATGTTTCGCTAAGTTTTGGTAATACAGGTCTTTCAGATCCAAGATTCTTTGTCGAATTTAAATGATCTGATATTTTGAAAAGACCTTTCTGTTCTGAAGTAAATTCAAATCTCTGCATATCAAAATAGTATCTCATCGACGAATATGAACCTAATCTCAAATTCTCCATGAGATTTTGATTTCTACTTACAACATATGATGTAATTTTAAAATCTTCACTTTGATTTTGATTTTCTCCGTCAGCAACACTTGTTTCAATATATTTTTGTGAATATGGTTTTTGAGTAATTAAATTGTCAATTGATTTGAAGTGAAGTCCTTCTTTTGTTTGATAAAATACAAATCCTGCAACACCATCACCCTTCAAATCTGGAACACTTTTTGATGATAACCACCTCAAAACTGTAAATGGTTTTCGCATATTACCAATAAATCCATACTTATTTTGAGTTTGATCTGGTGTGGAAGCAAATAAACCCTTACCCAAGTACTCATTGACAATAGATTCAACTGATGCAGTTATATTTTGTGAAGTAGGATATTTTTTTGTAACTCTAGTTGTTTCGTTTGTAATAGCAATTCTAGAACAAAGATTTAACGTCAAAGACTCTTGATTATTATCTGAAATAACATTCGATATTCCTGAAACAAAAAGATAATCTTCTGGTTTTTCAGAAAAATCTAACTTAGGCATTGTGGTAGAATTTCCTTTCACCCTTAAAGAAACTCTCTCTGCTCCTCTAAGTTTTAACCCTTGATATAGTGATTTTCCATCTATAACAGGACCAGAAGAAGTTACATTTATTTTAGCGGTAACAGTTGGTGAAAAAATATCTTCATAATAATCAATTGAAGATACACCACTTCTAAGATCCACAGACTTAGAACCGTCTCCAGATTCAATTAGAATCTCTTCGTATGTTGAAGGATCTGATGCTGGCATTATGTGTATTGTAACTCTGTGAATATAAAACTATTTAACGAAGTTCCACCACTAACAATCTTTGTACCACCACCCTGATTTGATCCTGTTCTTGGTGCTGGTGGTGGAGATGTTGAGGTACTAATTGGAATTGGTACTTGGATTGTTTTTGGTGTATTATTTGACGCTAAATTAGTAGATTTATTGGTTGGTATGTTGGCGTTCAAATTAGGATTTACAGTATTATTGGATTGATTTGTATTTGGTTTATATGACTCACCAAACTGTTTGATTGCCTCTTCAACCTTTTCTGGAGAGGTTGTTGCTGCATTACTTCCCCGCCCCCTATAGTAACTTTGACCTCGTTCTACATATTGGGCATCACCTTGCATTCCTTCAACAACAGGAACACCAGCAAATGCTTGTGATAATCCTTTAGCAAATCCTACAGGATCTTTTGCTGCCTTTTCTGCTGTCAGTCCCCTATCTGTCATATATGCTACTATCAATTTATCTTGATTCTCTGGAGTAAACTTATCCCCCATTGTAAGACCTGCTTCTTTGACAAACTTATCAGGATACAACATTTGATAAGCACCAACTGCTGCACTTCTAGAATCTGCTGGAACACCCTTTTTTCTTTGATGTGCAAGGTAATCTTTCTGATATTGTACTAATTGAGTAATAGTCATTTGTGTGATATCTTCACCTGCTCTAGAGAAATCACTCAAATGCCCAGAATATGTGGATCCATATCCACCTTCTGCACTACTAATAAATTTTAGTAAACCCTTAGGACTTCCACCCATATTTCTTCCACTGAATGATGATGGGTTTACAGTGTTATTATTTTGACTGGGTGCTTCTGGTCCTTCCATCGGAGGAGGACCATTCCTCCAAAAATCAATAGTTTCCTCAAGTCTTTTTATTATATCAGCAAATATATTTTTATTTTCGGCAGCACTTTTTTCTATATTTTCGGTATCACCATCAAAGTCAAAAGATATATTTCTCAATTGATTTAATTTATCATCAAGATCACTCGTGAGTGAAGTAAACCAATTAATAGTATTTTCATACCAAGTTCTAGTTACTTCTATAATATCTTGTATCTTTTTTATTAGATTATTTACACCTTCAATTATTCTAGGAAGATTGACAATTCCCCAACCAATCAAAATTGCACCAAGTGCATCCATTATTCGTCCTAACAATCCTTTTGTGCTTGATGATATCCTTTTAGTAGGAGAAGCATTATTGATATTACCTATTTGATTCGCTTCAATTATACCTTCCTTTTCCCTTCTTAAGACAGACTGTCTTCTCTTATTGAATAGTCTTGATTTTGAGAAAATAGCACTTTTCTTTGCTGTATTTCCACGTACAAGGTCTTTACTAATACCAAAAGATATTGAGGTAGCAGAAGTAATACCCTTACCAAATGAAAGTAAAGATTTTCTAATTCCTTCTATACTGTCTCTATTTTTCTTTAGTGATTTCATTTTATGCTAGTACGTTATATTGTGCTAATGCACCAAGAATATATGGATTGTCAGGATTTGACGAAGAAATTGAAACTCCAGGACCTTCCCCAATACTTCCAGAACTTACATTCACCTGCTGTTGACCACCTCCAGAATCCATTGGTATTGGCATAGGTACAACATTTATAGATTGATTATCAGTTGATTGAGACACATTTTTAATAATATCTCCTTTATCTTTATAAATTGGTACAATATTGGTAGGCATTTTTCCTGTTCTACCAATTTCTTTTTCCTCTTCAATCATTTTGAGGATTTCAGGATCTGTTACCTTCGCACCAACCTGGTTTTCAGGACGTGATTCTCTTTCAGCAGTTTTCTTCCTAAATTCTTGCTCTCTACTTGTAGGTAGTAAAGAACTTTGTGGTTTTGACTGCGATTTTGGTTCAGATTGAGGATCTTTAAACGGTATGACATCAAGTGGAATAGGACCCTTTGGTTGAGGTTCAATATTGTCACCTTTGTCGTTTAAATTACTCTCATCAGTATTATTGCTTCCTTCTATTTCAGGTTTAGTGGGATTTGGTTGGATATCAGTTTTATTTTCTTCATTTTCTTTCTGTTTTGATGGTGGTTGTATTTTTTCTTCTTCTCTTCTTCTCTTCATCGATGTTGGTGTACTATCAGTAATAATATTTCTCCACCATTCATAACCAATATTTGGTGCTTCAGGTTCTGATGAAGGTTTTACTTCACTTGTTGGAGATTTTTGGGGTTCTATGTCGGGATCTTGATTTTGGTAATCAATTACTGGATCGGGATTCTCTGGTCCACCTTGACCATTATTTTCACTATTTCGTCTTCTATCTCTAACTCTTCTAAATGATTGACCCCAAAAATCCTTAACAAGATTCTTAATATCATCTTTAAAAAATGCTAATCCTCCCAAAACTACAAGGAGCCCTGAAAGTTTAAGGAAACCTAAACTTAAACCTCCAGTTGCAACTTTAACTGCAAGACTTAGACCTACAAAACCACCAACTGTTAGTAATACTTGATTCTTAATTTCTTCTAATTTTTCAGTATTACCTTCTGCAAGTGCCTTTATTGTTTCCACTCCCTTAAATGCTAAGAAGGCACCAAAAAGACGTTTAAAAATATCACTCAAACCGGACAAAGAAGACTGTGCCGTTCTACCTAATTTATTAATAGGTTTAAATGCTGCTACTGTTATCTTCTTCTCAATTGCACTTTCTTTTCCTTCCCTTAATTTTTGTTGAGCAAGTTTTGTCGCTAATATTTGTTCTTGATTTTCTTTTTGTCTCTCTAATGCTTGAGAAGTTGCTAAATTATTTCTTACCGCTTGTAAAGAATTTGATAATTGATTTACTCTTGCAGACAAATTTTCGACTTGTCTTGACACCAATCCAAGTTGAATTGAATTACTGTTTAATAATGCTTTTGATTGTGGATCAATCTCAGTAACAGTAGGATCTGATCTGCCAGTAAATGCACTAGCAGAAATTCTAGATCTTCTTGCTATTAGTGGTGAAATTTCAACCATTCATCTGTTGGTGTTGTGCTTTTAAATTTTCTTCCTCAACGTGCTGTTGTAATAGAGAAAGATATATTTCTTTCTCCCACGGAAGCATATTTTCAAGTTCTGTCAAGCTATATTTATGGTGTTGCATCAGTGCAAAATTAATTCTAAAGTATGACTCAAGATCAGTATGAGCCATACTTATACGAAAAAACTTGCTAATCCCTCAAGTACAACATCATTTTCTACTCCAGTATTTGGATTTGTTACAGTTATTGTATGGGAAAGTTTTGGCATTGTTTCAAAGAAATTTTCAATTTGTTTGAACTGCTTAGAACTTAATTGCTCGACAAATTCTTTAAGTTCTTTTTTAGTACAATCTTTGATTGACCATGATTCTTCTTCATTGTAAATTTGTTCAATACAAGACATTACAATTTCAAAAGTATCATCAACACTAATATCGCTTAATGCAAAATTACTCTTGATAAACTCTTCCATTGATGGATACTTTAATCTCATCGTTAAGGTATCATCAAGTTTAATATCTTTGCTATGTTTCTCATCAAATATAACTTGAATTTCATCAAGTGCAATTATTGTAGGTACTTTAGTTGTGTTATCATCAGGACAAGTAATAAGTACTTCTACTTCTTCTCCTACAGATTTTCCTCTAATATTTAAAAACAAATATTCAATATCAAATGTTGAAAGATCTTCTACTTTTATACCGCGAGTAATTATACAACTTTTAATAACATCGTTGACAGCACTGGCAATAGTATTCATATCTTCGCTTTCCATAGCAATGATAAGAACTTTTTCTTCTTTAACAAGGAAAGGTCTATACTTAATCTTCTTTCCAGTTGAAGGGATTGTCAACTCATAGGTTGGAGTTGAAATTTTTGGTAAAGGCATAATATCCTAAGCAATTCATTAAAATTATTTATTAGGCAGTTCTGGACCCACCTCCACCCGATGCAGCAGAAATACCTTCAGAAATAATAGTTGATCCACCCGATCCACTATTTAAAAATCTACCATCAGCAATCAACCTTTGAACACCATCAAGATCCGCATTGAATGGTCTCTGAGCAAACCCATTGATGTCATCAAGTCTATCAAGATTTTTTGCTCTGACCTGTTCAGCAAATGATGGTTCATCATTGTTATCTCGTTTAAGAAGTTTATCGACTGATCGTGATCTTCCTGCAATATGTCTATCATAATTAAACGTTGCAGTTGCTTTTAAGACTCTAGATCCCTCATATGATACTGTAGATGCATCCAAAGAAATTGGAAACATTCCAATAAATCTATACTCAAGATAATTTTTATAATCTCGTTCAAATTTTACAATTCTAGTTTCATCACACTTATATTGATTTGGATACCTCATTCTATAGTAATATCCATCTTTTAATGGATCTGCATTATCAAAAGATGAACCATTGGACATAAATTCTAACCAATGTTCCAAAAACTTCATTGACTTATAATCGTCATCAACATAAAAATCCATTGACATTTGTACAAATGTTCTTGTGTGTGCAAATTTTTCTGCGACACCAGTATAATTTCCAATTACATCTGCGGTTGCATAACCACTTCCAGGTAAAGACGCTCTACAACATAAAAGTGATAATTTTTCTTGTGCATATCTATTATCAATTCCCTTTCTTTTTAAATGAGTGCTTAGATTGGGATGAAAACCACCGAATGTTACTGCAAAATGAGATGTTTGTGCAACATTACTAAGTGTGGGTTTAATTTGGGATATCTTTTTAGGAAACGGTCTAGCCACTCTAAATATCTTATAAGTGATTGTTTAGTTATTTAGATGTCATATAAGGGAAAATATCAACCATCCCATCCAAAAAAATATAAGGGTGATCCAACCAATATTATATACCGTTCTTTATGGGAACGTAAATTTATGGTCTACTGTGATAACAATGAAAATATTATAGAGTGGCAATCAGAAGAATTTTTTATTCCATATCGATCACCCATTGATAATAAAATTCATAGATATTTTCCAGATTTTTACATAAAGTATAAAGATATAAATGGTAGAGTTAAATCATCATTGATAGAAGTAAAACCATTACGTCAATGTTCTCCTCCACCCAAACCAAAAAGACAAACTAAAAAATATCTCAATGAAGCATATGAATATGCAAAAAATAGAGCTAAGTGGGAGGCTGCAAAAGACTATTGCGAAGATCGTAGATGGGAATTTAAAGTTATGACTGAGAAAGAATTAGGTATCAAGTAATGGCAATAAGACCCACAGATACAGATATTAATGTTAATAGAGTACGTGGTGTTGCTGATGAAATCATTGGGATAAAAAATCCTGATGATGTTATGATTAATATTCTTGAAGTTTTAACTGAGGGATCTAAAGTTCCTGAGGCAGGAAAAATATATGTTTTTGTTTATAATGCTAAGACACCCAATATACAATACGACCAGAATCCATTTGTTGCGGTAACTGATGTTATGGCGTGGGGATTTCGTGGATATAATTTTCATTGGAATGAAACACGACAATATACTTGGAATGAAGTTGCTGGTGGATTATATGAAGTGTATCCATCAGAGGTAAAAGATTTACAAATGATTCCTTTTGCAAATATTAAGCTAAATACTTGAAAAGTGTCTTTATAGATGGCTGCGAGTAATACCAGTACTTTAAATCTTGGTGGTGATGATGGTAGTTTTGGTCTTAAGGATCCAACACCTCCATCTGCAAAGCAATCACAATCTGCTGCTGAATCAACACAAAATACACAAAACAGTGGATCTGGTCCAAATAATACTCCAGGAAAAAAACAACCTGGTCAAGAGCAAAACGGAGAGGTTTACAGATATCCATATACCAAGTTTCAACCTGGTCAAGATATGTTGAAAATTAGTATCTTTGAGTATGAACCAAATAATGGTCTCAGTTTAGAAGGTTTTGCTAGCAGTGCTATCACCAAAGGTGAACAGATAGCTGCAACAAACGATCGACCATACTACGATAAGTATAATGTAGATTTTACTCAACTCAATGTACCTTCATTTTCAGATAGTTTTAATAAACTAGGTGGTGAAACCAAAGGTAAACTTAAAAAAAATGCCAGACATATATTTTTACCGATACCACAAAGGATTAGTGATAGTCTTTCTGTAGGATATAGCAAAGAGACTTTAAGTCCTATTAATGCTGCTGGTGTTTCAGCTGCAGCTGATATGGTGTCGGGTGATGGAAAGGGTACAAAAAATATTATGGATATGTTAAATAATCTGGTAACAAAACCTGGTAGTGTCAGTTTTGTTGGACCTGATAACAGTGAGATGACCGCATTAAAAACTGGACTGGCTGCACAAATAGTAAATTCTGTTGGTAGAAACGTTTCTGCTGATGCATTGATATCAAGAGCATCTGGTCAAATTTTACAATCAAATCTTGAGTTATTATTCAGTAGTGTAACACTTAGATCATTCCCATTTGTTTTTGATTTTACTCCTAGAGATGAACTAGAAGCTGGTGAAGTCAAAGCAATTATAAGAACAATTAAATATGCAATGTCACCATCAAATGGTGCATCTACCCAAGGTGGTAGTGGTGGTATTTTACTTAAAGCTCCAGATCTATTTACATTCGAGTATATGTCTGGAAAGAATAAACACCCATTTTTAAATTCATTTAAAGTTGGTGTTTTAACTGATATGAAAGTAGATTATACTGCATCAGGAACTTATGCAACTTATTCAGGAGATTTAAAATCACCCGTACATATGAGAATGACACTTCAATTTTCTGAGATTAATCCAGTTTATAAGGAAGATTACGAAGGAAAAGGAAACGAAATGCCAGGAGTAGGTTACTAATGTCTTATTTCAGAGAACTACCAAATATATTATACCAATCAAACCTTCTTCATAAGGTTTCATCTAGAGAATATGTTGCGATTAAAAATATTTTTCGCAGAATTAAAATAAGAGATGATGTAAATGATACTGCAAATTTTTACAAAAAATATGTAATCCTCGAAGGTCAAAGACCCGATACTATTGCTGAGGAATTTTATGGACAATCAGATCTCGATTGGGTTGTAGTATTAACTTCAGGAATCACAAATATTAAAGATGAATGGCCATTAAGTAATTACGACCTTAGTCGATATGCTTCTGAAAAATATGGTACAGAGTTAAATGCAAATCATCACGATGAAACTCTAGAAGTAAGAGACTCTAAAAATAGATTAATTCTACCAGCAGGTCAAAAAGTTGATAGTAATTTTACAATACCTGCATCATATGATAGTTCTATAACCTACAATATCATAGGTGCATATGAGAATGTCACTTATACTGGAAGCGGTGATCTTACTAATATTACAGTTGGTATTAGTAATTTAGTATATGAAACAAGATTGAATGAAGAAAAGAGAAGTATTAATCTTTTAAAACCAATATATCTCCAACAATATTTAAGAGAAATTAGAGAGATAATGACTTATGATGAAAGTTCTATGTTTATCAATAATAAACTAATCACCACAGAAAACACTAGACTTATCGGTCCATAAAAGATTTAAACTTTTATCAAAAGTCATTACATAACGATGTTTGCGAGAACGATCTCTCCATTCACCTTCGGCGTCTCTAATTTTACCCCTCGAATGTTTGGAACCATCGTTGAAGTAAAAGTCTTTTTTTGGATCTGATAAACCGCAGTACCTAAAATTGCAAGCACGATAAATTGTGCCACCATGATGATCACTATCAGCATACGAAATAATTGCTCTGACCTCTGTTTCATTTCTAAGACGCTTAATCGCTCTAGAAACAAACCAAGAAGTAATGTTGTACTCTTCTTGCTGAGTGTTGGGGTGGATGCAGAGTCTTGAGAGTTCAAAGAGTCCTTGCTGCTCATTTCTTTCTAATCCGAAAGCGCCTTTTGCTATTTCAGGAACAGGGAGACCTGTAAAAATACAGACTCCCTGGATGCCTCCGATATTTAGAGGACAAAATTCATTATTTTTATATAGACCATAATTATATCCAGACTTAAAGGTTTTGGATATATCCTTCAAATAATGAAACCGCAGAAGTAAATCTGCGGCATCGGATTTGGTTACACGATCAATGTGGTAATCAGATTTCACTTAAACAATAGATTAAAGTATGCTGCCACAACCAAAAGGGTGAGGCAGATTTGGTTATACTTCACTCCTCAGCAAGTCGTGCAAAGTATGCAAGTGCATCATCATCAGTGTCTTCAGTAGAAGATTTAGTTTGAGTGATGTCTTCTGCATTGAAGTCACCAGGAGTAGAAGTTACTGCAGGAGCAACACCGCGTCCTTCACTCTCATTTTCAAGATCTTCTTCTTGGTAACGAGGAGTGTTCTTGTTGCCAAGAACGGAATCAAGACGCTTCTTCAGAACATCATAACCTTTGAACTGGTCAGCACCAACAAACTCTTGCAAGGAATATTGCTTTTTCCAGATTGCTTCCATAGCATCATCGTCATCCAACAATGCACTCTGTGCAGCAAATTCGGATGAATCATAGTTGCGGTAACCAGCAACGTTCTTTGCCTTCAGTTTGAAGTTAGCACCTTGCCAGAAGTCGAACGGATCGATTGCTTCCTCATCTTCAAACTCAGGTTGCATAGCAGCAGTGAGTTTGTCAAAGATCTTCTTGCCGAACTTATAAAGCATTGCTCTACCTTCATTGGAAGGATTGGCAGGATCTTTTACAACATAGATGTTAGCAACGTAGGTCAGTTTACGCTTTTGCTTACGTGCAGCATCTTTACCAGCATCAGTGCCGTTGTTCCACAACAAAGAATTATATTCAGAAACAGGATCTTTTTGCCCCAAAGTGGTGAGAGAATTTTCAATGTACCAACCACCAGGACCTTGGAAGGCGTGAGAGTACAGTTTAACGAACGGAAGATCTTCACCGTTGGGAGCAGGAAGGAAACGAATGACGGCATAACCATTGCCGCTCTTATCACATTCTAGTTTCCATAGACGATCATCACCTGATGAACCGCCATTATTATTCATTTTCTCAACTTCCTTAACAAGTTTTTGAGTTAGGGAGCCAAGCTTAGATTGCTTTTTAAGGTCTGCGAAAGACATTTAGATACCTCGGATTAATTTGGATTTGGGGGATTTGCTTGTATAGTATAACAAGGATTCCATCAAGAGTCAATGTATTGCTTCAAAGCGTCGATGGTCGCTTTCATACTATTAAACAACATCGTCATATCGGTTTCTGGTGGAAAACCCATCATAGCAACCGATTTGCGAAGATTCTCTTTCATCTCAACCGCTTTAGGGTCTTCTGAAAGGGATAACCTAGTATACATCACTTTTTGCTTTTCTAGCAAGTCTGTTAGGATTTCGACATGCTCAAGACGATTCTCTCTAGACATCATACCAAAATCAAAGAGAGAACCATAGATTTTCTCTTGAAGTCTATTAATTTCGTTTAGTTCCTCCTGAATAATTTCGGAGTCAAAAAAATCACTCATTGACTAGATTTCTTAGAATTGTTTTGTATTTGAATACGTTAATATTTATGAAGGGATCATACTTCTTTACTTTTAAACTAACAGTTTCCCAGACAGGATCAGGTAGTTTCTTATCGAAATTTTTTGAGAAATGGAATATTTTGTTGTATATTACGAAATTTTCTAAGGACAATCTCCCGCTTAGAAACTCTTTCAAAATCTTTGGATGACCCTTGGAGCAGTCGAAGAGAGTTTCTAAGTTGTTCTCCAAGAACAATTCGTTGCTTTGTTCTTTGAACAAGTATGTCAAACTCTGATTTTTTTTCATCCACTCTGCGTATACTCTTTCGCCAGAATTGATAATTTCTCCAATCCATAGATTTTGTGGGTTATCGGCGTTTGAAAAATTAGATACTAAAAAATTTACAATTTCATCATCAGAATACTTTCGTGAAGTTTTCTCAAACCAGTACTTATCTTTTCTCTTATTAAAAGAGGATACACTAGCACGGGTCTTTGCTCCGTATTTGAAGAAATCGTATTTTGGATTTGTAAAATGATTTTTTAGTGACAAATAATGTTGGTAAGTTTCAAAGGGTGTCACGATCATAAGGGCAATTTTGCTCTCGATGTTTTCTTCATAAAGTTGAGACGAATTGCATCCCACTTTAAACGCTCTTTCAATGGTTTTGAAACAAGCTTTGTTATAGAGTCTACCTCAAGTTCATTAATTTCACAATAGTGAACTATTGCGTCAATATAATTGAGATTTTCTGATGCTACAATCGATTCTATTTCGATTGCAAATTTTGAAGGTGTCAAGAATTTACTCTCGATTGCCTTTTCTAATTCTTTGTTAGGTTCCATAGAGTTCAAGTTTATCTCCAACAAACTTTCTAATGTACTCGGTAAGGAGTTTAATGTACTTTGATTTGTTTCGTTCTTCATAGACTACACACTCTCCGTTTTCACAAGCCATAATGATTACAAGTTTTTTGACTGAAATACCAGTCAATTCATACAACATACAAGCATATGCCATACATTGCACAAAATAATGATCGATCCACTCTCGTGGTTTCGGTTTTGCTGATGTTTTGAAATCTATTATTGCTAACTCGCCGTCGTATTCAGCGATACAGTCTACTGTCCCTGCAATTCCAAGTTGTTTGCTATACAGGGACCCTTCGAGAGCGTAAATATTATTTATAAGATTCAATTTTGATTTAGAAATCTTAAAAAGAAAATTAGAGATAGGACGTACTGTGGGAAGTTTTTCATTTTTTAGAAAATACTCTACAAGCGTGTGCATATCAGTTCCACGTCCTGTAGCACGTTTAGTGATACGATCCGCTTCTTCATTACCAACTCGCTTTCTCCACTTTACAAAGATGTCCTTATTATAATGACTAGTCACCGAAGTGATAGAGACTAATCGAAGGAGTTCTTCCTCATCGGGAACTTTATAGAATCTAACACCATCAATAGTTTCTCTATCAAGTTTAGGTAGATCTACATCAACATAATTAAACATCAAAAACCAGATTCCATTTTTGCAACAATGTATTCTTTAACAAGTCCAGATCGGACAATGTCATCTACACCAAACTCAATTATATCAAAAGATTCCATTTTACGCAAGATGCCCAGAAAATCTACAATACCATTCTTTTCGTTTGATTTTGTTAGATCAGATTGACGTGCATCACCACAGAAACAAATTCTAGTATTTTCACCAACACGAGTGATAATAGAATCTAGTTCGTGAAAGTTAAGGTTTTGGAATTCATCAACAATTATAATAGCATTATCAAGTGTAGTTCCACGTAAGAATGAAGTAGACCAGAACTTAATAGATTCCTGAGACTTCAGGTTTCCATACAACATTTCAAAGTCTGCATCACTAGGCATCTGGAACATATACTTAACCATATTCTTATATGGAATCTGGTAGATGTCTGCTTTGTCATCATGGTCTCCTGGCAGAAAACCAATCTCTCTAGTTGCTACAAGAGAACGTACAAGGTAGATACGCTCGTAAGGGGTATTTTCATTCAACACATCTTTAAGTGCATTGAAGAGCGTTATAAACGTCTTTCCTGTGCCAGCTGCACCATAAGCAACAATGTGTTTTCCTTCTTGATAAGAATCAAATAAACGTTTTTGATTCTCAGTAAGAGGTTCAATATCAACCAAATATTCCTGACTGAGCGGTTTTTTCCGCTTCATCTGCTTGGTTGTAAGACCAACTCCAATGGGTTGTTCTGCAGATGCTCTCTTTCTTCTAGCCATACTAAATCTTCTTTACTCTTGAACCAGGTGCTTTCGATGCTTTTGTGAGGACATCATTCCATCCAGGATTCCTAGAGATTAGTTTATTTTGCCAATCACCTACTTCCTGGGAAGAAGCACATCCTTTGCTCCAATCTTTATCCCAATCAGGATTGTCCTTGCGCCATTGCTCATAGTTTGCAATGTTCATATTCAATTCTTTTTCTTCCCCAGTTTTGCTGTTCTTTACAGGATATGATGGCATAGTATTAATTCCAAGGTGTTTTATTTAGATCCACTCAAGTGCTTCTGCACAGGTGGGAAATTGTTCAATAAAGATCTTTTTACAACCTTCTGCAAGATCCATATGCTCTTTCTGAGTACCGTTAGCAGTTCTCAGATTTATGTAATGGATCCACGACCTACATGAGCCCGACATATAGATTTTGGTGGGACACGCCAAAGGAAGCACAAAACGAGCACACTCCTTTGCAATTGATGCATCAAGCATCTCTTTGTAGAGTTTCATTCCTTCTTCAAAATGATTCTTCATTTTGATTTGAAATTCTTGTCTTTTAAACGGATCAATATCATCAATGGAATTTTGACGATTCTTGGTATCTTGTCTGCGAAGTTCTGGAAGAGGAATTGTATCCGCAAGCATAGAACTATCAGCATACCGTTGAGAAAATTCTTGATATGTGAAAGATCTATGGCGGAGCACTTGAGCTGCCACACCTCTAGTAGTTTCTAATTCAAGAGTCATAAATGATTGCTCAAACACTGACCAATGATTATGCTTGATGCAGTATCCTAACAATTTTGCATAATTTGGATTCTCTTGATTGTTGGGATTTGACACACGAGCAACGTATGCCA